ATTGTCATTTTTAATTTCAATTTGTGAAATATTAAAAAGTTTGTTAAAATCTGATAAAATATTTTCTAAATTAAATATTTCGTTTGTTTCAATATGTGATTTTATTGTACTACTATTTAAAAGAGTATTCTCTACAGTATTTACTTCTGTATTCTCTACAGTATTTACTTCTGTATTCTCTACAGTATTCACTTCTGTATTCTCTACAGTATTCACTTCTGTATTCTCTACAGTATTCACTTCTGTATTCTCTACAGTATTCACTTCTGTATTCTCTACAGTATTATTTTCTGTATTATCTTCTGTATTCTGTATAGTATTCTCTTCTGTATTCTCTATAGTATTCTCTTCTGTATTAACTTCTGTATTCTCTATAGTATTCTCTTCTGTATTCTCTATAGTATTCTCTTCTGTATTCTCTATAGTATTCTCTTCTGTATTCTCTACAGTATTCTCGATAGTATTCACTTCTGTATTCTCTTCTGTATTTCCTACAGTATTCACTTCTGTATTATCTTTTAAAATATCATTTTCAATAATTTCATTTTTGTCCGCAACTGTAATACTTAAATCAATAATAATATTTTTTGATTCATTATTTAACACATTATAATCGTGTATTTCGTCTTTATGCACAATTTCAACCATAGCATTTGTTTCTATTTTTTCTCTCTCGGTTTTAATCTTTTCAACTACTTCAAAATATTCATTATTTTTAATATTAATATTACTATCATTATTTTTATGATGATGTGTTGAATCATTTTTGTTTTTTTTTAAAATATCTAATACTAAACTGGAATCAGTTTTATAATTAGATGGATTATTCGCTGTATTGTTTGAATTATTGTTCGCTGTATAATTAGGTTCATACTTATTTGAATGTAATTTTCCATTAAACAATATAATTTTCAAAGTATTATGTGGAATAGGATTATTGAAATCTTTTACATAATAAACAGGATTACCCATATATAATAATTTATTAATTCCGTTATTTTTAATAATTGTTAAATTTAGTTCAGTCACTTTTTTTTTAGGGAAAATTGCAATATCTTCATTAAATTCCATTTTTTCAAATTCATTATTAATTATATTTTTGTCAATATCAATACCTGAGTATAAGATATATTTAAAAGATTTTGAATCTAATATTAATGGTTTTATAATTTCATTATTTACATTCATCGGAGAAATTAATATATTAAATTTAATCATTTATAATTTATTTTAGAAATTATTTTTTTAATTTAAGCTTATATTTTTAATTATATATAAATTTATTTAAGGATGTCTTTCTAAAATTTTAATATAGTTTTGTTCAATATTTTCTGCTTCTATGTTTTTATCAAATCTTTCAAAAATTAGTTTTAACATTTCATCGTCTCTAAAAATAATTGTTGCTGAATGGCTTTTTCCTTTTCGCCCCGCTCTTCCAATGAGTTGATATAAAGTATTTCGCGTACTATCAACAATAAATGATGAATCAATATCTATAATAGATAAATCAATATTTGTTCCATACACTATTTCAGGTGTGGATAATATAAATTTAAATCCATCTTTATTTCGTAAGAATTGGTCCATATTTTCATCATTAAAAAGAGACGGTTGATAAATACCAATCGATGACATGAAAAGTTTAGCACGATTGTCTTCAAGAATTTCAATATCTTCAATTTTACCAAAAACATTGTTATTTGGTGTTGTAAGATATTGTGATGTTCCAAACTTTAAAGCATGTGCATGTGAATTTAAAATATATTCACTTGGCCATACTAAAGTTAGTTCATTTAGTTCTTTTTGAAAACTCGCAATCTCTTCTTCATAATTAGTATCTTTTGTAGAATTTTTTAAAAAATTCGCCAATTCAAACTCAAGTTGTTTTTTAGTTTTTGTATAAAGTGAAACAACATCTAATATTTTAGGAGAACCTTCTAAAAATGGTTCTGAAATCCTATTAATATGATTGTTAAAATCACCCATTGTAGAAACATGTAATGTTTTACCCGATTGATATTTAAAAGCACTTGTTGTAAAAAGTGTATTTATATCCATATTAGGAATCTTTCGAATCTTTTTACTTCTCAAAATTTCAAAAATATCATCGCGACTATTATTAAAAATAAATCTTAAAATGTCACAACCATATTCACGAATCGAACCATGTGTTAAAACACCATAATGCGGAAATCTATTAGAGAATTTTAAATTTTCATCTAATAAATGATTAATTTGCATTACCATATTAAAAACAATTTCTGGTGAATATCCTCGTTTTACAATCGGTTCATCTAAAACATTAATAAAATCATTTAATTTATTAAAATCTTCGACACAATCGTGTGGAGAATAAATATTTCCATGAGAATTAATAAAAGTACAACTTATATGTTGAACATTTGATTTAATAATATGGAGATAATCATCTGTTTCATGGCCATGACGTGATTTAAAATCATTTAAAACATGCGGTATTTCAGTTGGTTTAGCCAAGGTGGCTGAAACTAAAACAGTATGTCCCAAAACACTCATTATTTTAGCCGTTATTTCCAAGTCTGCTGATGCAAACGCTTCATCAAAATATGATATAAAGGTATTTGGAAAAGCTTTCAATAAAGAATAAGCTGATTCAAGATCCGCAATAATCATTTCGGGTATATTAGAAGCATTTTCGTAATCAATAATGTTAAATTTTTGTTCACGAATTGGGCGTGTTTCATGTAATGAAAATTCCCATTGTTCATAAATATCACTACTAAAACGTTTTTTACGAAGTTTTTGAAAGTCCGCTTCTTCTTTTTTTGTTCTGAGATGCTTTTGATTCCAATCTGGATAACAACTTTTGTATGGACGTAAAAATGTTTTTTGAATACCATCTTCTTTGTCCATTTGTGTAATCGCCAACCAATATTTCAAATCAATATTTTGTGTAATACACAATTTGGCGACTTCATTCCTTACAATTGTATTATAGCAAATATATAAAAGAGTTTTCCTTTTATAAAAAGGGTCTCTTTCAATATAATCGTTATTTTTGTATGCAATGACTTTTGCCAATATAGCTGACAAAATTGTTTTTCCATTCGCAGGAGGCATCTCAAAAAAAGTACATAACTTTTTATCAAGATTAGATGTCACTAATTCGATTATATGTTTTTGTTCATCATATAGAGTAATCGCACGTGGTTTATTTTTATCCCAATATGATTCAGCAATTATTTTCATATTCGCTTTCATAAAGTTAAAAAAGTCAACACCTGATTTTTTACTTGATATAATTTGTTCAATCTCTAGAAGAACATTATTAAATTGTTCAACTAATTCAGTAGATAGTATTGTTGAACAATCATTAATAGCACGATATAAACTAATCGATGCATTTAAATAAATATCCAAACTAATATCTTTTTTTTTATTTGATATCAAATAAATATTCCAATGAAGAATAGAAAAAAATGCAATAATAGATTGTCGTGACATTAAAGGCATATGGTTAGTAATAACCAAATTATCCAAAAATGCGCCAATTTCATTTCTTGTGCTCTCTTCTTTTTTTGTTAATAGAATAATTTCTTTTTTTGAAAGTTTTTTTTCTTGTTTTTTATCCGATTTTTTATTAGTTTTATTAGTTTTATTATCTATATCAGTTGAATCAGTAATAACACTACCAGTTAGACTAAAAGAAAATTTAAATTTCTTTTTAGCCAAATGTTCATTAAAACTATTAATGTAAACGGAAATCGCGTAATCATTCTTTTTAATTAAAGCAGAACCTTCATTCATATAAGTTTCAGACGCTTCTTTAATTAATTCCGTGATAACGGGATCATTTACTCGTTCTTCCTTTAGATATTTCCAATTAATGGATTCTCCGGTGGATTTAACTCCAGTACTTGTTTTTTCAATAGTTTCTTCTGCCATTTTAATACTTTTTAATAAATCTGATATTATTTATAATATTATTAATATATTTTTAATTTAAAAATATTCAGTTTTTAATTTTATTATTATTTTATTATTTTATTTATAAAATTGATATAAATCAATTACTTGTCTATATACCTAAATTAGAAATTGCCCATTCCTTACTTACCCAAACATGATTCTGCTTAGGATAAAATTGAAACACACCATTGTGTGCACTAAATTTGAATTTTTTTTTACAACAGAGGCATTGTAAATCTACACCAGAACCACAGTACTCTTGAAGTATCTTAAATGAAGACTTTTCTCGATGGGCTTTCATTTTGAACTTAATGTCAACGTTTTTACACGCAGGACATCGAGCTCCATACATACCAAGCGAGTCTTCATCAAAAACCTCGTTTAATAAAACTGGAGTATGAAGAACATCCGTAGAAGAAACTTTAGCTTGAGCTTTATCTTCAAGTGTCTCAAGAGCTTCTAACACTTCACGTGGAGAATCAGCCATGATAATAGACATTTTGTAGTATTTACTTTTGTAGTATTTACTTTTATAATTGTTTATATAAGAAATAAGTATATAAAGAAAAATATCCATCAATTTTTTAAAACATATTATAAACAGACGTATATCCCTGTGTCTTTGTGTCATCAGGTGATATTGAAAAATAACTATCATAAAAATTATCAGGCATCATTTCCTTTGAAAAATCATTATGTTTATTATAATTTTTAAAAACAATTCCTATATTACGTATATGTTGATTTAATAAACCATGTAAATATTTAATTGATTCGTCAAATTTGTTATAAGTTACAAGAGTCAATGGTAAACTATATATAACAGAATTCAATTCATTCAATGCTTTTTTAGCTTCATCAACTGCAACTGTATAATTTTCATATGAATTATTTAAGCCTATTTTAGATTGTTCTTCAAGTCCAATAACATTATTACAATGTAATAAACTATTTACATAGGATATTGTATTATATTGAGAATATTCGCGTATATTATAAAAAAACTGAACCAATAACGGATTTAAATAAAGATAAGATTTATTGTTACTATTTAAAGGTTTTACTAAAACATTTGTTTTTCTTTCATAATCCCATGTATTATCGTCAAACATCAATTTATGTAAAAAATTTAATTCGTTTTTTTTTACTTTAGTATATTCAATAAATTCAGTATAATCTTTTTTAATTAAAAAATAAATTAAAACAAATGATATAAATGTTACTAATACTTCATTTAATCTAATATTTAGTCTTCCAAAAAAATTAAACAATATAAATACAATAAATATGTATATTATAATATTATATTTTGGTAATTTTTTAATAATATCATATATATTATTATTATAATAATCTAAATTATCAAAATAATTATTAAAATTAACTGATGTTTTATTAATATTATCTAAAACATTTTTAAAAATAATATCTTCCATATTAATTTAAAATATTTTTTTTTCTAAATATAACATATATTAAAATGTATTCGTTTGTTCAAAAAAGTGTTACATCTGTTAAATCTCAAAATGGTCGCAGTAAGACAAAATTTAGTGTTACAAAAGGAAAAGACGGCGTTGTTCATCAAATTGAAGGGAAAACTTCAAGTAATAATCCAAATGATATTCTTGTTCATGAAAAAATTAGAAAGTTAAATAGAAGAACTGGAATAATTCGTGCGTCAAATCGTGTTTTTAAAATGAAGTCATCAGATATAATGAAATTATTAAAAGAATCTGAAAAAAGTAAAGAACCTGTTAATAAAAGAGTTGTTAAGGCTAAAAAAATATTAGATGACACAAAAAAGATAAATAATAAAAGATTAGAAATGATGAAGGTCTCAAAAACTCCGTCTAAGAAAACTGTTAAAAAGACAATGTCATCTAAAAATGATGTTGAAGAACCTTTAAAAAAAAGTGTTAAAAAAACAACTGTTAAAAAAACAAGTGTTAAAAAAACTGTAAAACCAGTTGTATCTAAGAAAGTTGTTAAAAAAGTTTTTAAAAATAAAAAATAATTAAGCGTGATTATTATAATTTATATAAAATTATGTAAAAGTATAATTTTATAATAATAGAATTGTATAATTGTATAAATATTTATTTAATATTATTTAATTTATTTTTTAGACTTAGGCTTAGACTTAGACATAGACTTCGACTTAGACTTAGACTTTGATTTAGTCATAGACTTAGACTTAGACTTAGACTTAGACTTAGGCTTTGGCTTAGATTTAGACTTACCACCTACATGTCCATACGTTGTTCCAAGAGGATCATATGCATCAACAACTTCGTTTTTACCCATACCTGCTAATTCAGGAGTTGCCGCATATTTTAGTTCATCATTAGGAATATATTCACCAGTTTTATTAAATTGCCTAAACCATGTTTCACCTGGTACTCCCCAATAATCATTTGGCGAATTTTCTGGACCACGTGAGCCCTGTGATACTGCCCAATCAGAACCATCTCCACCAGTCATATTGTTTTTTCTATTTTTTTTATATTTAGAACCTCCAGCAATCAAACGTTGATTACCGATTTTCATATTTTTAATATTATCAACAGATTCTAAATATTTCTGACTAAAACTATCCATAAATTTAGCGAATCCATCGATTGCACCTGTAACAGCATTTTCTACTTTTTTAACAGGGCCTGCGCTAATATTTGGAATTGGTTTACCACCATTTTGTTTACATGATGCAACATTATAAGGTGCCAACATTCCAACCCCAACATCTCCAACTTCAACAGTACCATATTCTGTTTTTACGCCATTCCCTGATAATTCACTATAATCATCTAAATGCGCATTTTCATCATAAAAACGTGGATGTATAGGAGTTGCATTTCCACCTTTTAGACATTTTTTACCTTTCTTAGGATTCTTACTTTTTTTCTGGGGTTTAGTCTTCATCATTTTTTTAGAAGAACTCTTTTTTGTTTTTTTAGTCTTACCGCCCGTTTGAGTCATGGTGTTTTTGTCAGAAGTATCACATGTAGATGCAGTATATGGCGCCAACATTCCAACACCTATATCACCTGATTCAATTGGTCCATATGCACTTTTAATGCCATTTCCAGAAAGTTCACTATAATCATCTAAATGTGCATTTTCATCATAAAATCGTGGATTCATTGGTGTTGCATTACCTCCGCTTTTAACAAGAAGTTCTTCTATGGGTGCAAATCCTCCCATAATTTTCTTTACCCTTTTACTCTTTTTAACGCTCTTGCTCTTAACTTTTTTAGAAGGCTTTTTTACCATTTTTTTACTCTTACTCTTTTTACGTCCACCTTCATGATTATTTTCAAAAGGTGCAAAAGGTGGTTCATGTGGCGTAATTCCACATGGTTCATCTAAGTGTCCATTATGATTCATAAAAGTATCAGTATTATATTCAGAATAACCACCATCCATACTATTTAAATTTTCTACTGATTGATAGTATGAATCATCTGCCATATCAATGCCGTCTACAGGCGCCATTCCACCTCTTAGTTTATTAAGTCTTTTTCCGCCTATAATATTAATAGAAGGTGCATCCGTATTATTCTGTTCAGAATCATCATTTACTAATCCTGATATACTACTAACAATATTAGATACTCCTGCTCCTTGATCATCTGAAAAGCCACCCTTTTGTTTTTTTACAGATTTTTTACCCTTTTTTACACCTTTTTTTACTTCCTTACCTTTAGTAGAGCTTTTTTTACTTTTACAAACACACTTCACTTTAGTGCATTTTTTACAACAACGAGTTTTTGAACCACCATTAGTACTATAACTTATATCATACAAATTATCATTTCCACCTACTTGTGTAGGAACGTTATAGTAATCGGTGCATAAATTTACCTTTCCACATCCGCTTCTAAAAGAAGTATTTGAGTCCATAGTTGAGTCCACAGTTGGTGTTAAAAGTTGACGCATATATACTATTAAAATATATTTTTATAATTTGATTTTTTAAAATAATTAAAAATAAATTAATTATTTTAAATTATAATTTTTATTCTTATAATAATCTTAATTTATTATAATAATTTTATTATAATAATTTTATTATAATATAATTAATCAAATTGTACAACAATACTTACATTATGTTTATTTACTGTCTTAGTAGCAGAAATTGATAACTCAGTCCTTTTACGGCGTTGTTTTTCGCCACTATCTTTTTTCTTATATAAATTCCTTAAAGAATCATTCATATCTGTTTCAATTGGTTCATAATTTTTTAGTATATAATCTAATATATTATTTTCAATCGACCATCTAAAAAAATTTAGTTGTCCTACTGTTGTAACTAATTCATTAGAATCATGATCTATAAATGAAATTCTTTCCCTACGACAAAAAGGATCAAATTGTAATTTACTATATCCATTTAATTGTGATTTATATTCTAAATAAACAATAAAATTTTTTTCTTTAATACCTTGTTTTATCATATAATTTACATTGTTTTTTTTACTATAATTTGTAACAAACCAATCTATTATACGTAAAGACATTTTAGACTTACCTGTAATAATTGGAATAATTTGTTCAAGTTTATCTCTGCTTGAAAAAAAATGTATTAATGACTGCATTAATAAATCTTTTTTAGATGAAATCATATTTTTATTTATAACTGCACAATTATTAAATTCATTCCCTAAATTTAATATTGATTCATCCGTAGTTGATGTATCTGTATTTAAAGATATATCCATTTTTATAAAAATATTTATTCAAAATAGCTTTAAATCCTTTTATTTATAAATTATCATAAATATTATAATATTTATAATAATTATTTATATATGAGTTATACATTTTCACAATTAGAAAAGGATAATCAATTTATAGAACTTCAACAAAAATCAATATCAAATCTTATGAAACTAATTTATTCAACAACAGCCGACTTTAATTTATTAAATACATTCATATCAAATTGGATAACATATATCAATGATAATCCAACGGTTGATCCAAGTGGTAATCTCTTATACATTTTGACAAATACAGACCCACCTGCAAATTCATCAAGTTATTATACAGGTTCAGGAATATATGAAATTATATCTACTCGAAAATATTATTCTACAATTTTTACAGATACAATATATCCATTTACATTTATACAATATATAACAAACCTGCAATCAAATGATACAAGCTATACTGCGATTGTTCAATTTTTTAATCAATTGATTGCTTTATAGTTTTAATTATTATAAAAATTGAATAATTTTAAATTTTATATTTATGATATATAAAAACATTTTAATAAGTAAATTTATTAAATATGACTACTACACGGAGTGGAAAAAAGACTTGTAATAAAACAATTTCTAAAAGAAAACTTAAACGAAAAAGAATAATGACATCTGTATGGCGTCCTCCTTCTAAAAAAATATGTCAATTACATAAAAACAATTGTTCTATAAAAGGTTCACGATTTTACGGTGTATATAAATGTCCTAATACGAACCTATATTACATGAAAATTATGAAAAACAATAAAACCTATACGAGTAAGTTATTTAAAACCGAAGTTGATGCCGCAATTGAATATGATAATTTCATAATTAAAAATAATTTAAATCGTAATTTGAACTGTGATTTAAATTTTTTTAGAATAAAAGAAGAAATAAAGAATAAATTTGAGGAAAAGTTAAAGAAAAAAGCACTTAAAATTATTAAAACTACTAAAAAAACAGTTCCTTTAAAACAACGATGTGTTATATTTAAATTTAAAAAAAATAAACGTCCTAAAATTCAAGAATGGGTTAAAAACAAGATATATTCCATGCAAAATGAAAAATGTATTCTGTGTAAAAATAACTTAGGTGAATTCCGTGTTATGGATCACTTTATACCTCGTTCTTTAGGAGGATTTGATAATATTAATAATTATCAAGCTCTTTGTGGTTCATGCAATAAGTGGAAAACTTATAGCTTTGATCATAAGATTAAAGAATATTTTAACGAAAATAATGTAAATGTTAATAATTTAAATATTAATTTTATGCGTGAATTACAATGTATTGAATTTGAAAAGTTTAACACTCCATTTGAACATTGTTAAGACTTTTTACATATTCATTATACATAAAACATAACTTTTTGGGTTCTAATAACCATAATTCATTTCTAATTTTGTCATAATCTGTATAAATTTTTGATTTCATAAAATCTCCGTGTAACTTATAAATAAATTTTGCATAATAATATGGTATTTTAATTTCTCTTTTATGAACATGTTTTTCACAATAAACATGCATAATATTTTGTGCCATAATATTTAATTGATTCTCATATTCAATAAAGGACTCATGATCATCTGGAAAATATAAAAAATATTCACTTGATAGTTTTGCATAATCTTTCCTTAATTCTAAATATCTAAAAAATCTATTATTACTATTACCCCATAAATCTCTTAGATAATTATAATGTCTCTTTCTGAACTTTTGACGATTGTAATTTGTATCAATCAACATATATCCTTCATTTTCAAGACTTCTATCGTTCTCTAAATAATTATTTAATTCTTCAAAACTCATATTAAATAGGGTTCTTTTAATTTTTGGTATTAATGGTAAATCTACTGTTATTTCATTTAAAGTTGTCATATCTCTTGTTGATATATGAAATAATTGTGGATAATAACATCTCATTATTACATTATTTTCTGGATGAGCCAATATAAAAGAATAACAATAATCTTTATTTAAATGGTCAAATATATTAGGATTCTGTACATTTACGGCTTCTTTAAATAATTCCATAAAACTTTTATTACTAATCCATGTTGATTTAGATGGATCAATGCACTTTTTAGTTGATATAATCCATTCATTCTCATAATAATATACTCTTATTAAAGAACCTTCATACAATGGTTCATAATAAAGATTTCCGTCTTCAATATTTAATGTTGGACTTAATGTATGTTGTTCTGGAGATTTATCAAATGTATAACATACTATTTTTAAAGTATTCTTGTCCATTATTATTCCATTACATTCATTGACAATTTTTGATGAATAATCTGATGTTTCTTGTCCACATATTAAAAATAAAGTTGGATATGAATTATCTTCTTTAATTTTTAAATTATAAGGCGTGCTTTCTAAAATTGTTTTTAATTGAATATATTCATTAATGTTTAAATTGTTTATTAGATTTAATAATTCCATTATTAATTGTACAATAATAGGTATATTATATATAATCATATTGTTTTTAAATACTTTTCATTTTATAATAAAATTATATAAAAAAATCTATTTATATAATATCATATAATATTTATGAGTAATACATCTAATATTAAAAATATAGAATTTAATAATATTATTAATGGAACGAATGATAGTAGTAAAAGTGATTTAAAAGTTATTAAATTAAAGAATAATAATTCTAATTTTAATAGTGAAGAGAATGAAAGTCTAAATGAGAGTGTTAATGAAAGTATGAATGAAGAAACAGCAGAGAGTTTAAATGAAGTAGAGACGGATAGTGTAAATGAGAATATAAATCAAGAATATACAGACAGTTTTAATCAGGATGATACAGAAAGTATGACTGAAGAAGAGACCGAGAGAGTGACTGAGAGCGTGAATGAGACTATAAATGAAAATAATAAAAAATCAAATAATAGTATTAATGATGTAAAGGTGATTAATTTTAATGATAATGAAAGAAAAAATGAAATAGAAAAAATAATTAATGGTGATAATGATGATAATAATGTAAAAGTTATTAATTTAAATGAAAGTGATGTTGAAAGTATTATTTTTAATAATAATTCAAATAATAATTTTGATAATAAAAATTTAAAACAATTTATTTCAAGTGAACAAGTTGTAACTGTTGAAGAAGTTGTTGCAATAGATAATAAAAACTTAATTTATAAAGATGATATTGTATATTTGAAAGAATTAGAAAATCAACTATTATCAGAATACCCTGTTACAAAACAAAGTATTAAATTTATTCAAAAAAATGTAAGCGAGGAAGCAAAGAAGCTTATTTATGCAAAAAATATTGGTGTTGAAAAAAATATTTTGTTTGAAAATGGAATTGAATATAAACTTATTAATGATATTATACAAAATGAATTTAATACTCAATATATAGTTCCAGTAATATTAGATAAACATCGCATTTATATAAAATTAAAAGAAAATAAAGACAACATAACAAATTCAGAAGATAATGTAATTATAGAAAATGAACAAATAAGTTATTATCATGAGACTTTTGAAAATCCAGATTATATATTTGAAGATAATCAGTTAAACCAATTAATTAATTTAAAAAATTTATTCCATGAAAAAGCAATTGATAAAATTCCTTTTAAAAAGTATTTAAATGAAGAAAAAAATATAACAAACCCATACATTTCTTATATGAATGAAATTGGTATTGTTAAAAAATTAAAAAATAATGCACTTGTTCTTAGATATAGTGATATAGATACTATACATTGGTCTACATATAATATTGACGATGATATTCTTTATCCTGTTGATATATTTGATGAATCTACTGGAAATATTCAAGGTATAAAGAATGAAATATTAATTAAAGGAAGTGATTTAAATATTATTGGATTTATGTTATTGAGTCATAACGATTATCCAACACAAGAATTAAATAAATCATATATTAAAGTAGGTGATATTAAAAATATATATAATTCTAAAAATAATACTATAATAATTGAGTGTGAAAATCATGGATTAGATGAAAATGATTTTATAAATATTCAGAATAGTAATTGCTTACCTATTATAGACCATATATATAATCAAAATATTAAAGTTATTGACATAAATAATATTGAAATAGAAAAAAATATTCTTTTAACAAAAATAGGTACAACTGGTATTATATATAAAATTAATAAATTGAGATACGATGAGTATGAAATAATTAAAGAAAATGATATATTAAATTACAATTTTAAAAAATCAAATTATCCAATTAATATTGATAGTGTTAAAGATAATGTTAATAGTAGAAATAAATTATATTTATTTCATGAAACGACTTTATCAAATGATGATTATAAAAAAGTAATTACTAAAATCATGTTATCACGAAGTGATATATTAAATTTAGAAATGGATAATTTAAAAAAAGCATATACATTTAATGATGTAAACAATATTTTAGAAAGATATAATATTGGAATAAATGATTTTAACTATATGGAAATTGCAAGTATTAAAAATATTTTTGAAGAAAATCTATTAAAAATAGTTAATTCTTCCAATAATTATAAAAATATTCATATTAATTTTAATAAAAATACAAAAGGATTATTTGATAATCCAGACTTCTTTTTATCAAATATATTTATTACAAATCCTAATATTGAAAAAATATATGGTAAATATCCACATATAAATAGACCAGAAGATAATAATATATTACGTTTAAAATGGATTGACAACAAAAATGATAATGGTAAAATATATTATCTATACTATTTATTATATGTATATTCTCAAAATAATAATTTAATAAATACATTTATTAAAAATAAATTGAGTGAATTAGAAAAATTATATAAAGTAATTGAAAAAAATTATTTAAAGGAAAAATCTACCGTTAATAGTGGAAAATCTACACATAAATTTTATAAATATCAAGCATATATTATAACAGATGATGATGTTGAAAATAATTTTAAACTCGTTAAAAATATTGTAAATAATGGGAGTGTAGTATTTTATAAAGATAATCTATATTTATGGGAGGGTAAAATGGTAGAATTTAAAAGTGCACCTGAAAATACACTTGCCGTAGTTGGTGATAAATTATGGGTATGGCAGAAAGGTAAATGGTTTGAAAGTATTTCTAAACCACATTATGAAAATATAAAATATTTATGCGAATTTAATAATATTGAACTGAATAATATAAAATTAGATTCACTTGATTGTATTTATAGGAAAGACTATGGATGTAATTCAAAAGTATTTATACGCTTAGAAGAAAATTATAATAAAATAAAACAAGATTTAGATAATTTTAGAAAACTAAACGATGATTTTATTTTGAATGATTCAAAAAATACTAAATTAATAGATAATATTAAAAAAACTATTTATAATTTAACATTAAAATATTATTCTGGTATTAAAAATATTACAACTGATATAAAAGTCGAAAATGAAACTAAGCCTGAATTAATTAAAAAAGATAAAAAGGGTAAAAAGACAAAAGCCAAAGATACAAAAGAAACAAATAAGGATGAAATGGAAAGTGAAATTAATAAAACACCTACTATAAAGGATGAATTAGAAATATTGATGAATGTTGTATTAAATATGAAAAATATAGATTATCGTTTAAATTATATTTATCAAATTATTGAAAAAGACGGAATTTTAATTGATAATAAAATATATTCTAAAAAATACGGGAAACCATTGAATTTATGTGGTCATTATTACTATTTTAAAAGAATAAATGATGCCGAATTAATTGATACTAAAAATAAATTAATTGATAATATGTTAAATAATTTTAGTGATGGAGGAGACACTGAAAAAAATATTCATGTTTGTAAAGTATGTGGTGAATATTTATTAAATAATGATTATGATGAAACGGAAGGTTTCTCTGATACGGGAGCAATTAAAATGAGTAGAGAACTATGGGTCGTTGAAAAAACATATTCTAAAACTTCAAAAATTGACGAAACTCTTGATTTAAAAGATTATATTCAAGATACTGTTTTTAATGAAAATCTATTAAAAGATATTTTATTAAGATATGGATTATCATATGAAGATATTGATTTAGCAATATTTATTACAATTTTTATTATTAAAAATTTATTTGTAAAAGCAGGTGTTTCTATTGAAAATGAAGACATGATAAATATTATTATTGATTCTATGCAAAAAATAAAGACTATTAAACCATTTAATTTTTACAAAATGGTTGAAATTAAAAAATTAAAAGAAAAAGGATTTTCTACGTCAGATATTGAAAAAATTGACCAAAAAGGAACATTTATTGAAGGATATAAACGTTATTCAAATATTAGAAAGTATAGTATTATTATAGCACGTTATCTTTTGTCGATTCAATATTCTATACCTGAATTAGTACGTTCGAGTAAAACAAGTATATGTTCATTTACATCTTTTTATGGTGATGATGGACTTAATTATATGACATGTATATTTGATGAGATGAAAATTGTATTATTAAAAGATGCTTCTAAGTCATTTGAAATACTAAAAACTGGTATATTAGAGGCTTATAATGATTTTAAAAAGATTAATTATATTAAAGCAAATTTAAAAAAAAAGTCAACATATTTACTTGAACTAAAAAAAAAAGATAAATCAGAAACATTATTTTTAAAAAATTATATTCATAATTTAAATTATAATATTTATGATAAATTAGATGAAGATGGTATTTCTGAAGTAAAAATAAGTGAAGACTTTTTAAATAATATTAAAAAGTCCCCTAATGAGTCTATAACAAAACAATTAAAAGAATCATTATATAAAAATCTTCATTATCTATCATATAAAATTAAAAAGACAGTACAAAATGTTATTAAAAATAGTGAATTGACAAACATTTATACCGCTGGTGTTGAAAGCTCGTGTTGCACAGAAGAAGCATTATTATATATAAATTATTATTATGGTATTGAATTGAGTAGTAATTATCCTGTTAAAAGAGATATTGATGAATCAAATAAAATATATGATTATACAAAGTATTTTATTGATTACGGGTCTATACATAAATATTTATTATACAATAGTTCAATGAATGATGCAATAAATAATAGTGCTGTTGTTGATGATGAAGAAAATTCATCAGAATCTTTGATAAAATCCGTTTTTGAAAACTATGTAGATAAAGGGATTTATATAGGTACATTAAGAGAATATATTGGAACAACTGATAATTTAATAGATTTAAGAACAGGTATGACAAAAAGGGAGATATTGGACAATAATTATACAATTGATGAATATAAAAAATTATTACGTGAAATTGAAAAAAGAAATACAAAAACGCCTAATATTGGTAACATTGATTTTTATCAAAAATCTGATTTAAATAACCTTAAAAAGACCAGTTATGAAAAATTAAGTGGTGAAATATCGAAATTAATAAAAAATATTTCAATTATATTGAATAAAGATAAAATATTTATTGAGAATTATATTGAAAAATTATATTCATTTGGAATGTTTGACCAACAATTATTAAATTCAAATGAAAGTGATAATTTAACTGAACGCGAGATAGTTGAATATCGTAACTCACTGAATCGTAAAAAAGCAGATTATATAAAGAAATTTTATAATACTAAATTACGTAAATATCTTTCTATTATTAAAAATAGTACATCTGCAAATATTAATAACAATATTAACTTGAAATTTATTGATGATGATGATATAAGTAAAGATATACAAACAATAATAATTGACGAACAAATAAAGCTAAATCCATTTTTAAATGAAGGAGTTAAAAAATATTTTATGGATTTAGAATTAGATTATACATCACAACAAATTAATGAATTAAATGGCATAGATAATATTTATGACATATCATTTCAGAAAATAAAAATATTTAGTGATTTTAATTTTAACGATTTATCAAATGTTCTTTTATATATTTTAGTAGACCAATTAAATAAATTTGTTTTATGTAAAAGTGTTAAAAAAACAGATATTGAAAATTACGATAATATAAATTTAGAATCAGATGGCAATATAAATAAAAATAAAAAATGTAAATATATATGTGAATTTATATTATTATTATTTGACGAATTAGAATATGATACGGATTTATTTAAAAATTGTAAAGATGGAGCTTTAGGTATTAAAAATAGTTTAATTCATGATAAAATTCAATATAAAATAAAATTATATACAAAAGAAGAGACTAATTATATTTTGCAAACGATGGAAACTAAATTTGGTAAAGTTGATGAGGGATATGAAAGTGAAACTGACAGTGTTATTAATGATGAAATGAATAAATCAGATGAATTAAATGATATTAAACAAAAAGCACAAAGTCATTATTTGGAAAAATATGGGTATGAACCAAGTGAAGAACAGATTGATAAATATACGGCTGAATATTTAAAAGAAATACATGATTCAAAAGAATATGAAGATGAGGTTTATAATTTAACGGGGCAAGCGAAAGGTTCTGATGTTTTAGACCAAGGTGCAGGATATGGTGAATTAAACGAATATGACTTTGAAGATGGTGAAGGTTTTCAATATGATGAAACAGAAGAATATTAAAATCTATATATTAAAAAATAAGTTATAAGGTAAAATTAAATTTTTATAGAATTTGTATAGAATTTGTATCTAATTCATACTTTTAGAAAAAATATATTTTATGATTGGCATTATACATTTTCTAAATATGTAATAATATAAATATCTTTTAATGGGTTTGGAAAAAATATAATCGTCCATTAAAAGACCTTTATTATTATTAAACAATGATGTAAAATATCTATCAAAATCTTTAAAATTTTCAAAATTTAAGTATGTTTCAAAATCACTGCTATATAAATTGAATCTAAAATATGAAATTTCTAAAAAATATAAAAAAATAACTGAATATGTAATATCATAATAATATACTTGCTCATCATTCTTATATCTTTTATATAAAATT